GGCTGAGAGGGAAAGGAGGGCACAGCCAACGTGGTCGCAAAAGGCTCGATGGAAGAGGGCAGATCGCGGTCAGCCTTTTAACATGAAGACACCTCAAAATGTAAGGAACGCCATAAAGGCTGGTAAGAATATGAAGTTTGTTGGAGGTCGTTTCAAGACGGTCACACCAAAGGCTAAGACCCCCACCCCTAAGGCTAAGACTCCCACCCCTAAGGCTAAGACTCCCACACCAAAGGCTAAGACTTTTGTAAATAAGTTTGTGAATGCATTAGATAAAGATGAACTCAACGCACTCAAAAAGAAAGTTTGTCAACCTTAAAAATCCTCTTGTTTCCCTCATCGACTTCAGAGAGTATCTTAAACTTTGGGGTCTTGGTGAGTTTCTCACCATTCTTAGTGACGAATGATTTCATCCGTTCAACTTCACCGCGGGGCATTTTCCTGGTGTATTTGAGTGTGACATTTTTGTTTCCGATATTGAATACAGTCGATGACATTTTATATTATATGAGTATTATATACAATGATCGCATTTATAGCTCTACTCATGATCAACACATACATTCTTGTTAACACAGGGAAGGCTCCTGTTGTTCAGGACGGAGAAAAGGGTTGGACTGTTTACGGAACCATGGGTTGTGGATGGACTCGTAAACAGCTTGATCATATGAAAAAGGCCGGTAAGCCTTTCACATTCGTCGATTGTGATAAGGGAAATTGTGATGGTGTAGACGCGTTCCCAACATTGGTTTCACCTTCTGGTGAAAAGCACGTTGGTTACAAAGAGGTTTAACAACCACGGATAACCATGAGACCAATAGAAAGAAGGAAAGCGTCAAGCATAGTCTTGATTGGCTTTAAAACAGTAATGTGCTTAACAAGAGATTCGTTCCAAAGATAGCGGAGCAGGAAGGTGCTGAGGATGATGATGATGGTGTATAAAACAACCAGGGTCACACGGTCTTCGGTCTTCTTGGTGATGACAATATCACGGATCATTTATAATATATCAACATATTATAAATGACTCGACGGTCTCCTCCCCTGAGTGGATCCGAACCGACGTTTACCCATAAGTACTGGGGCACGTCTGTAGGCATTGGTAACAATAACTGTTATGCGTATGCTATGGGTGATTATGAGAGGTATCGTTTACAAAAGAGTGTTCCTGGTGACAGGAGTGGGCGTTCTAAATGGTTTCACACATATACCAATTGCAAAAATTTACCCCAGCGTGTTGTGTCTGATAATCCTAAAAAAGTGTATATAGTGAAGGGAAATACAAGATGCAAGAAAGGGTATTACAAAGTCATGATGTTCGTTACTGGTAAAAAGAAGCCCACACTGTTAAATAGTGGTGACTTTCATTTTTACAAACAACATGGCCTGGTAGAATACAAACCGCAAGAGGGTGACACTAAGACGAGTATTGCTAAGTTTTTTAAGGTCTCACCGCGGAAAATTCCAAATGTGGTTGTTGGTAAGATGATGAAAATACGTGTAAACGTCTTCAGCCATAAACGTGGTTGGGCAACAGGTCCATTGCTGAAAGATGCAAAGGGTAAAGTGATTAAAGATCCTCGAACGGCAAATCGTAATTATGGTGGTTTGAATTACAATACATATTGTAGCTCATTCTGTGTCAAGAATAGAGGGATCAATGTTGGCAAGGTCCGTTCCAATCTCAGAAAGAAGAGCGTCTAAATCTACGACATCTTCTACGTCCAGTGATATATTGAATATATCCATCACGTTAAATATCATATCCTCATCCATGGGTATGACATTTGAAGTCTGGTTATAATTGTTCTCTATGGTAAGAGTTACTCTAAAAGGTGAAACATCAAATACTTTTCGGCATTCGGGGCATGTATTCTTACCTTGTTCTTTCCACTGCTCGATACATTCTGAATGAAAAACGTGTCCACATCTTATAGGAGGATTCGATCGAGTCGCCCTAACTTCATTTAGACATATGGAACACACAGACATTTCCCTGGTTTAAACGTGTAAAGTTTTTTTTAGTATATACCCGCAACCTTGAGAAGGGGCTTGTCGCATCGCTGGCAGTTGCCATCCTCGGCAACCTTCTGCTCGTTCGTCACCTTCTCGATAAGCTTGGGACCTTCGCTCTGGAGAAGTTGGCGGTACTTGTAGTTGTCAACATAGTCAATATTGTTTTCAGTCATGATGTAGTTGTTTAAGAGACGGGACGAAGTGTTGAGAGTGAAACACCTCCCATCGGCCATACCAAGTCGCTGAGACATTTAGTATTAAACTAGAAATTAATTTTGTTGTTGACAATTGTCTTGGTCCATGACTTGAAGTTTTTCTTTTTCAGTTCTTGAATGAAGTCTTGGCACTTGTATCCCATGAAAGTATCAAAAGTGTCTTTGTTTTCACTTGGGGACACTCTGATACCTGGACATTCGTTTATGTGATGGTTGATTATATTGTAAGCAAAAGCAATTTCTTTCAGTGTCTCTGCTCCTGTAATAATAACTTTCCCTGTACTGAAGATACTTGTGGTAATCCTCTTCATGTCTTCTGATGGTTTGAATTTGATCTTCACCGCCGAGTAACGATCTGGTTCGAAGGAAACTTCGAAAATGTCATTGTAATCTTCAAAGTGTCTAGCTGTGAGTTGAAGATTTACGTTGAAATTAAGACTGAAATTACTGTTGATCATGACAACACGGAAGTTATCAACTGGTAGTTCTTGTGGAACTTCCAAAATATCCTTGAAAAAACAGTTCAACTGGTTGATGACCCGTTTACAATCAAACAAATCGGCACATCCAGCAACTTGAATACTTCCATTTGGAAAAATCTTGATGGACTTTGTGCTATAAGCATCTGCATACGTCAAAGTCACTTGATTATAAAAAGTCGTAGAAGGCTTTAGCTTCCACTCGAAACGGGCATCAGAATCCGTCCTCTTCATTGAAATCGAGCCTCTTTTTTCGAATAAAGATTTGATCTTTTCGATGTCAATCTTTACTTCTTCGCTAAAGCCAGAAATCATTGTAATGGTCGTGATCTTTACCCAAGAAGGCATGGTGTCTGATGAGAACGTTTTCCTAAACTCATCGAGTGTCAATAAGTAGGAAAACGTTGTGTTAGCAACTGGGTGATACATTGTCGAGTGTATATTACATAACATTGTATTACTTAGGTTAAAGAAAACGCTAGATTTTATTCTATGACCTCCGTCCTCAAATCCGCTCACGTTGTTCATGATGTAGAAGACGAGTCTTCATATATTGAAGTTATATACTCCAAGCTTATTCCCGATGAAGGATACAAGACGTTTTGTGACTACTTAAAAGCTGATCCTATAGGAGACTGGACGAAGATCGTCGCCCGAGATAACGGTGTTCGATATGAAAAATTCATAGATACCATGATCGAAAAGAATTTGGAGACCAGACAAAAGATGGCCGCTATCATGTTAGACAATGTTCTTAACAATGTGTTTACCAATGTTCGCACACAAATCAGACTTATGAACACTGTGAAGATTCTCGACCCCACGTTTGAACCACCATTCATAAACAAGAGATGCACTTGGCAAAGGGAATTTGTAACCACCTTTTGCAAAGAGATCCTACCTGATGTTGTAGAACGTTGTATTAATGTCGCACGTCTTGAGAGATTCTTCAACGTCTTAAAATTAATAGAGTTAGAACAGCAATGAGTATACCCACTACCAGCATTCGTGGCGTGTTCAATTTCTTTTCCCGTATCTTCTCAACTATAATTTTACCATACTCCGTCAATCCCGTGTCTATATTTCTTTCTGGAAGCAAAGGTCTAGACATTGGACAAGGTGTATCTTTCATGTGAATGCCCAGAGGCATGCCATGCGAAAAGCTTGGTTCTTCCTCTATTTCGAACTGAGCATCACTCTCCTCGGGTTTGGTGTAAACCGAAAACTTCTCCACACGACGCACCGTTCCTGGGCCTGAATTGACATATGGGTTTACACGATTTATGGCAGATTCGTCATTGAGCATTCGAACACTCATCTTGATACTAACCGACATTATATTTTTTCATCTTGACTTTTTCTTTGTGTTCTGACCACATCTTATCTAGATCTACGTTTAACATATGTGCGAGCTGAAAGAGATAACTAAACACATCTCCCATTTCCATCATTACATCTGTACCCCGTTCTTTCTTCAGGTTTGTCTTTTTGTATTTCTTCTTATACTGTCTGATAGCTGAAGCAAGTTCTCCAAATTCCTCAGTCAAAAGAAGCCATACGGTATCAACGTTTACTTTATCCCACCCCTTGGATTTACATACCTTTTCCGTTTCGGATTTGTAGTAATTTAGACTCATACTTACATTGATCTAGATCCACAACTTTAATAGACTTTAAGGATATCGACATAAACAAATCATGACGGGTAAACGTTATGTAGATCTATTTTGTGGACTTGGTGCTTTTCACACGGCGTTTGACTCACTCGACCAGGGGTATGAATGTGTATTTGCATGTGACATAGATGAAAAGGTGAGGAAAATTTACATGGAAAACTACGGTATTAATCCACATGGTGATATTAATGCACTCGATGTGTCAGAGATACCTGATTTTGACATACTGTGTGCAGGATTTCCGTGTCAGCCTTTTAGTATTGCTGGAAAGAAGATGGGATTCAATGACCAAGAGAAGGGTAATCTTTTTTATACCATTCTCAAGATCATAGACGCAAAATCTCCCCAAAAAGTTCTTCTAGAGAATGTGAAAAATCTAAAGACTATCCACAACGGAGAAACATTTCAAGTGATCATATCTTCCTTAGAAGAACGTGGATACAAAGTGAGTTACAAAGTTATAGATTCCAAATATTATGGGTCACCGCAATCTAGACAACGTATTTACATTATATGTGATAAGGACAAGAAGTATAAGTTTAGATCTGTCAATAAACCAGTAACACCTGTATCATCTATCATAGATCATACAGTATCAGATTTCTTCAAATACGAAGATAAGTACACACTTCAACCTTCTAAAGGTCGCATGAAATACATCCTGATCAACAAAAAGACGGGAAAAGGTGGTCGACAAGGTGAACGGGTCTATTCTATAGATGACTACGGACCGACGATATGTGCATCGTCGGGTGGTCCAGGGTCTAAAACGGGATTGTACGAAATTGATGGTAAGATTAGAAAACTTACCATCAAAGAGGCACTACAGATGTCTGGTTTTAGTCCAGATTACAAATACAATAAGAGTGACAATATGCTGTTTTACATAGGCAACAGTATAGTTGTCAACGTTCTAAAGGAATTACTACAGGATCTTTGACTTCCAGTAACGATGGAACAATCTTGAACTGAATATCATTGGCACTTTGACGCCCACCGTCACCCCCTTTACGTTGAAAAGTAAAAGATGGTCCAAGTTCTACGACGGTTTTTGAATTTCTGATTTTAAAATCATACTGCATTAGAGATTCGATAACATCACCCATCTCGTAGAATGTTATTTTTTCGCGTTTGTTGTTTTTCTTACCCCATTCAGTAACACACAATATATCTGGCTTTTCTCCATGACCCATTAATGCATGCTCAATTATTTGTCGTTTGTTTTTATTGAGTGTGTCCAAAAGTTCGGGTTTAAATTCTTTTTTTTCTTCACATCGTTCTTTCAAGAGGTCTTTAATAGGTTCAAGTTCTGGTAAATCATTAATTAAGTTATCAACTGTACCCCTGGAGACCTGTTGAAACTGCCCCTTTTTTGATTTCTTCACCTGAAAGTTCCAAATGTCATTTTTAATGTCCACTTTACTTTTCTTATGCTGGTTCACATAAACATTATCTTGTAAAAAACGAGCGACCCATTTTTCTTCATTGTATCCTCCTTTTGCTGTGTTCATGTTAACACTTGGTCTACTAAGATACAATAGGTCAAGAGCACCGCGAAATCCGGAAAGAAGTTCCATGTCTTACTTTACATACCCATTTTAGTCGACTTAGGTAATTTTTTACCTATGGTCGAAGTATTCACAGGAAGATCTATGAGACGAGCCGTTGTGTCGATATCCTGTATGTATCCAATGTATTGAGCAACACCTGTTTGAATCTGTGCGAGAGCTGTTTTAATGACAATCTCATTCATCCTTTTCACCTGAGACTGAACAGCTTTGTTAGGATCACCCGAGTTGTTGATGAATACTACACGCATCATCGCATACAAGTCGTCTGGATTCTGGTGATCGATACTAATACCAGTCTTGTTTTTGAAAGACTGGCGAATAGCCTTCTGAAGAAGGTTGAGGTTGAAATCCGAAAAAAATAGAGTATTCAGGGGAGTCGGACACTGTTGAATAGATTTGACTTCCATTTATATATGCTCCGAAAAAAAACTATTCGTAAATATTAAACGATGAAGTTTGCTGACTTTGACGAAGCCTACAAGCCAACGATCAACAACCTTAACCCCGAACCCGTCTGCAAGAGTGGGGAATGTTTCGTTGCTTCTTATCCCCCAGTCACCCCAGCAGGAGAGGTTGGCCCCTTTTACACCAACACGTATCTTTTACAGTCTGACCGCCGTAAGGAGGTCGCTGGTCCCGTACCTGTCCGTAGCCGTGACATCCCCGCGAAAACGAAGTAAGTTAAAAATAAATTAAGTAAATTAGATATATGAGGGTTACTAAGCGTTCCGGTCGTATTGAAGACATGAAATTTGATAAGGTCACCAATAGGATATCACCGCTAACATATGGTCTCTCAGAAAATGTTGATTCTACACGAGTTGCTCAACAGGTATTCTCTTCCATGTATGATCTCATTACCACACATGAAATCGACACTTTGTCTGCCGAAATCTGTGTTGGAATGATCACATCAGACCCAGATTATGAAGTTCTCGCGACACGTATTGTTGCCAGTAATATTCAGAAAACTGCTCCTACTAATTTTCACAATGCTATGAAACGTCTCGCAAAAGCTAATATCGTTACCGAAGAGGTTGCAGAAATTGCTGTACAAGTCAAGGATAATATCGTAAAGCAACGCGACTTTGATTTTGGATATTTCGGTTTGAAGACTCTCGAAAAGAGCTATCTCCAACACATGGATGGAAAGCTCATGGAGACACCACAATATCTATTTATGCGTGTTTCTATCGGTATTCATGGGAGTGATATTCCTGCAGTACTTGAAACATATGATAAAATGTCGCGTGGTATGTTTATTCACGCAACGCCAACCCTATTTAATGCAGGCACTCCTCGTCCACAAATGTCATCCTGCTTCCTGATTGCAAACAAAGAAGATTCGATCAATGGTATTTACGGCACTCTAACAGAATGTGCACAGATTTCCAAGTGGGCGGGTGGTATCGGTCTCCATATCCACGATGTGCGTGCTAATAAATCAAGGATTAGAGGAACTAATGGCCAGAGTGATGGTATCATTCCTATGCTTCGAGTATTCAATTCTACAGCTAGATATGTAAACCAGGCAGGTCGTAGAAAGGGGTCAATTGCTGTTTACCTTGAACCATGGCATGCGGATATCATGGACTTTTTGGAGCTTCGTCTCAATCAGGGTGATGAGGAAGCACGTTGTAGAGACCTATTTACTGCTATGTGGATACCAGATCTATTCATGAAGAGGGTAGAGGAAGGAGGTAATTGGTCTCTTTTCTGCCCCGATAAGGCAAGGGGTCTTTCTGATGTATATGGTGATGAGTTTGTAAAACTATACACTAAATATGAAGAAGAAGGTCTGGCCAATGTGACAGTACCAGCTACAGATGTATGGAAAGCAATTTTAAAATCTCAAGCGGAAACGGGAACACCTTATATGCTTTACAAGGATAGTTGCAACCGAAAGTCAAACCAACAAAACCTTGGTGTCATCAAAAGTTCCAATCTCTGTACCGAGATCCTGGAATACACAGACAAGGATGAAACATCTGTATGCAATCTAGCCTCCATCGCTCTACCCAAGTTTGTCGATCGAGATATGAAAACGTTCGATTATACAAAGCTCCACGAAATTACAAAGATCGTCACAAAAAATTTAAACCGTGTAATTGACCGTAACTTCTATCCAGTTGAAACAGCTAAACGTTCTAATATGAAACATAGACCCATTGGTCTAGGAGTACAGGGTTTGGCCGATGTATTTAATTTGTGTGGCCTTCCTTTTGACTGTGAAGATTCAAGGATCATGAATGCTCATATTTTCGAGACTATTTATCATGCAGCTCTAGAGGCAAGCTCAGAACTTGCCGAAATTGATGGACCTTACGAGAGCTTTGAGGGTTCACCTGCTTCACAGGGTCTTCTTCAACCCGATTTGTGGGAAGGTGAGACTAAATACAGTGGAAGATATGACTGGGATGCAATGCGTAAACGTGTCATGACTAAGGGTCTGAGAAACAGTCTTCTAGTAGCACCGATGCCTACAGCCTCTACGGCTCAGATTCTAGGCAACAATGAGTGCTTCGAACCCTATACAACGAATATCTATCTTCGTCGTACTCTAGCCGGTGAGTTTGTTGTGGTGAACAAGCATCTCGTTGAAGATCTCAAGAAGGTAGGCCTTTGGTCAAAGGAAATGAAAGATTTGATGATTAAAGCTGGTGGTAGTATACAAAATATACTGGACATCCCAAATGATATTAAGAATCTTTATAAGACTGTGTGGGAAATTAGCCAGAAGTGCATTATCGATATGGCAGCGGACAGGGGTCGTTTTATCGATCAATCACAATCTATGAACTTGTTCATGGAATCACCAACCCTCTCGAAACTCTCCTCCATGCACATGTATGCATGGAAGGCTGGCTTGAAGACAGGAATGTATTATCTTCGTTCAAAAGCAAAGGCTCGACCTATCCAGTTCAGTCTAGAACCAGAATGTGTGGTGTGTTCCGCTTAAAGTTTTACACATAGTAATGATATATAATGGTGATCAAGTTTGACAAAGTATTAGATGATATTAAGATCGCTGACTATAATAACCGTAAAATTGCCTTGTCAACTCAAAAGGGTGAACCTATTAGATTTCAGATCCCTAAAATGTATATGCCATTCGGAATTTCAGGTTTTACACCTGAGATAGGTAACAAGAAATGGAATATTGACTTCTCTATGAGAGGTTATGATGAAAATGACAGTATTATCAAACGATGCTACGATGTTCTTCGAAAGATTGAAGAAAAGATTATCACAAACGTCGCAAAGCAAAGTGAAGATATTTTTGGTAAGAAAATGACATACGAAGAACTCCTTCCACTTTTTAATTCTAACATCAAAGAGACACCTGGTCGAGAGCCCAAATTTCGCGTCAAGGTCGATACGGATTATGAAGGTAGAATCAAACCCTTGATCTATGACCAAGAAAAGAATGATATACGTTGTGAGGCTGAGGATGGTCTTCATTCACGAACTACAGGTTCATCTATCGTGGAACTTAATAGTGTGTACTTCATGAATAAGAAGTTTGGATGTACTTGGAAGCTGTATCAGCTCATGGTTTCGGATATTCAACGTCTAAAAGGTTTTCAAATCATGATCGACGATGACCATGATTAAGTAATAGTATATGATAAATAGATTGAGCTTCTTTTAATAATTCACCCTGAAGTCGTACGAATGACTTGGGATTCAATCCCGCCTTGATCTTCGCCATTCGTACGGATTCATCCCATAGAGCGAGAGTCATTATTACTTATTACATCTTTTTTATTTTCTTAGCGTACTCCTTAGTACCCTCCCTAGGCTGAAGCTTGAAACCAGACTTGGCAGGCTTAAAAACCTTAACAAGAGCCTTCTTACCCTCACGCTTCATACGAACAATAGCCGCACAAGACGCAGCCTTGCTCTTGATACGACCATCCTCACCTTGAATTAGATCCTTCTTCCTGATACCACCGGATGTGTGGTCGGCATTTCCATGGAACACTTCCGCTCGGCTACCAATAGTTTTCATTTATATTAAGCACGGAAAATTTTCATGATGTCAATCATCGAAATATTTTTCGCAGTACTTTTGACCGGAATCTGGTGTTCAAGACGTTTATCATCCAGAACCTCTGCACAAATTGTTGATTTGTAACCTTGAAGTGCCATGATGTTCTCTTCAACTGTATCCGTGTAAACCAGTTTCTTGACATAGACATTCTTAGTCTGACCATTTCTGTGACTTCTACCGATAGCTTGAAGCTCGGTCGCTGGGTTCCAAGAAGGTGCAGTGATGTACACACGAGTTGCTTCTTGGAGGTTCAGACCTGTTCCACCAGACTTGATTTGAATGAGCAGAGTGGCATTGCTTGGTGCAGCCTTGAAAAGTCTCATCTGCTCAATGCGATCTTCCTTATCAACAGAACCGTCAATTCGAAAAACAGGGGTGTTGAGGTTGGTTTGGATATGATCCATCTCACCCATAAACTGACAGAAGATCAGACTTTTCTCATCTGGGTGACCTTCCACCATTCTGAACAGGGTCTCCATTTTTTTAGAGTGTCCAACCCAAAGTTCTGGGATTGTACCATTCTTCTTGGCAATTCCATCATAGTACATCTGAGGCCAAATGCAACACTGCCTGGCACGAAGTAGACATTCAAGCAGGTCCATGTTTTTCGCATTGAGACTCATTGACGACTTGAAAATGTTATTAACCATTTCCTTGGTCTCTTCAAAGACGAAGCGGTAGAGGTCCTTTTCATCCTTAGACATTTGGAGTTCAACATTCTCAAAGTAACACTCTGGAATCTCCTGTATGTTGAGGTCCTTCTTGGTGCGTCGAAGAATATAAATATCCTTGACTTTGTTGGACATACCCTGAACCAAAGCCCTGGGAATACCAATAAATTCACACAATGAGATAAAATCACTCATTGAATTGAAAACTGGTGTACCTGTCACCACCCAACGAATGTCAGATGACAACTTGCACACACTTCTGAAGATCTTGGAAGATCTGTTTCGAATCTCATGAGCTTCATCAAGGATAACACGATCCCAGTGAATACCGTGGACACGAGAACCTTCTCTGACGACAGAGTAAGGTGCAACAACAACATCAATAGAATTGAAGTTCACTTGATCTCGGTTTGGGCCATCCCAAGCCACACAAGACAGAGATGGTCCAAACTTCCTGATCTCTTCGATCCACTGATTGACAATGGACTTGGGAACAATGATGAGAGTCTTCCTCTTCTTGTTTCCCAGCATCGTGGCAATCAATTGAACAGTCTTTCCGAGACCCATTTCGTCACACAAAAAGCCTCCCTTGGGCTTCCCAATATTGTTCTCCATCGTAAGCATCCACATAACACCTTCTTGCTGGTAGGGGGCATAGAGCCTAGCAGCAAGAAGAGATTTAGCACGGTCGTAAAGTTGTTGGATCATTTTTGAATGGATATACAGAATACCCTACTCACTTAGGTAGTCATCTTCTGACATTTCGACAATTTCACACTCGGTGGGTTTTGGTTCCCTCTTCTTGCGTGTTTGTTTGGGCTTTGGTTTAGGAAGTTCGTCTATATGTTCTCTGTAGTAAACAACCTTCTCCCAAAATTCCTTCATGACAGGGAAGTATGTCTTCCACCATTCACGATCACGCTTAACGTTAACGACATCGAACTCTTCGGGTCTTGGCCAATTAGTCTCTGCTGGTTTGTATTGAATAAAATCTGCTGATTCTAGATCTAAAATCTCCATACACATTTGCAGCTGTGGCATATAATGCCCGGGTACTTCACCTGGGATGATTCGACGTGTAGGAGGACATTTGATTTCAACAAGTTTCCCAGATTCTGATACACCATCGGGGCTTCCACCCAACCAGTTGTACTCGGGGTGAGGACAGAGACCAATTTCATGGACCACTTCGTTGTGACGCTCCTCATATAGGATACGGGCCTCATCTTCGTATTTTTCTCCGTGACGTGTAGCTGCATTACCGGTAAATTTCTCACCGAGACCACACTTCTTCAGTAGGAGATCTTCAGGTTTTTCGTATGGATTCTTACCTATAGCAGTAGCAGCATCCGAAGCTGTCAACATATTTCCGCGAAGAGCAAGCCACTCTTCACTTTTTTGTGCCGCATATTCACGTTCAATTAACGCCTTTACATTAGGATGCATGTTAATTATCTATGATGCGTCCTTTTTAAATGCGTTGGTGGGTAAAAATACGCCTGAGCAGCGTATTGTTCAGCTTGCTTCTTACTTTTTGCACATCCACGACCGAGGAATACATTATCAACAAATACGTCTATGACAAACAAGCCATTCTCATGACTCGCTACTCTGTAATCTGGTAACGTGAGACCATTCGTTTGACAATATCGCATGAGATGATCTTTGTAATTATCATCAACCATGATTGAGTGTAAATTAATAAACTCCGGATTTTCATATATCCGGAGAATAAACTGCTTAGCGTGAGCTAGTCCTAGGTCCAAATAGATGGCACCAACAAGTGCTTCGAATACATCTTCTAAAATTTTTGGATTGTTATTCCAACCATTGCGCATACCCTTTTCATCCATTAGAACCCATTCATGAAGTCCCAATTTTCTTGCCAAACCGGCAAGTGTTTCACTTCTGACAAGCTTAGTTCGTGCTTTGGTCAAAAAGCCCTCTTGTTTCGCTTCAAACTTGTCAAAAAGAAATTTAGTGATTACGAATCCTAATACAGAGTCTCCCATAAATTCAAGGGTTTCGAATGAGTCATTCAATTCTTCATATTCCTTGATGGCACTTTTGTGGGTGAAAGCTTTCTGGTACAAAGTTAAGTTGTTAATCTTTGTACCAACAAGGTCCTCAAGTTTGGATTGTTGAATATTCATTTATATATCTATGTGCTTAGGCTTTATCCTCCTTTACGTAATGAGGAGAGAGGAACTTCTGGAGGTTAAGGTAGGTGACCTGTGTATCACCGGGCTGAAGAAGATCGCGGAGCTTTTCGTCCATAACAAGAACGCGACCGTTGTCGGGGTGCTTGAGACCCTTCTCCGTGATATACTTGTTAATAGCCTTGGTAACCTCACTACGAGAAACAAGGTCGTTAGGGCCTAGACCGAGGAAGTCACGGAGCTTGTCGGTAACCTTCTGCTTGCGGTTGAATCCGTTGTTCTCAGCACGCTTCTTAGCCTTCTCGCCGTTGGGGTCCTCCTGCTTGGACTTAATCTTGCGAACAAGCTTGGTAAGAGACTTGAGTTCAGAACGGATAGCAGCGAGTTCGGAGGTAATAGAATCGAGAGACATTATATTTAACTTAGGTCTCTTTCCTTTAAGCATTTAAAATAGAGCTATTGTACTCGCAATGACGAGTAAAAGAAGAAGGATTCCAACCCAAAAAAGTACAGTGCGGTTATCTATCTCTGTCGAAGAAATCTTGTCAATGACTGCATATGGTTCACGGGGTAGAACTCCAGAGCATTGTCCTGGACACCCACCATCACAACAACTTGCATCGCACACAAAAATACTGTCACCCCTCTTGTATCCACAAATTTGCTTTTCTTTGGGATTGTCTTCACTCAACAGGGCATAACATCTACATGTTTCTGTAGTCATACATGTATCCCGGTTACAGTTCATTTTTTATATATGCACATTATAATATGGACCAGTACATGTATAATGATTCAACGTTGAAACAGTTCATGAGGAAGAACTTGTTTTTCAACGACCCCGTTCTGGAAAGATATTACGAACGAGGTGACGTTAAATCGTTCCGTAGTCGTTTGATACGGTCACACAAAAACGAATCATTAGAAAAAATATTATACGCATTCGTAACGGATATGTCGAGAGACATCATTATGAAAACTGTTGGAGAAATCACTAAATTTATGAATCCAATGGGTGATGTTATCATTTCAGGTGGCGAAGCCTATAATTATTACGTTGACAAAAGTAAGCGAATTGTGACAAGTGATATTGATACTAAGTTTGTACCTAGAATTCCATATGACAGTAGGTATTTTGGTAAATTACAAGCTATGAAACTTTTACTATGGGATAAACTTGGTGAAATATCTGTAAAAATTCAACATGAAGTTCAGTCTCGTCTTACAACAAATTCTAAACTCGCTCTATTCTTAGGCTTCAAACCATCTAGTAAGTTACCAGTTGTTACTCGGAGATATACATTGATTAAAAAGAAAAAAGAAGGTACCGGGTCTACTGTTTCCAAGGGGGATGTTCTTATCGATGTTGAGTTGTTTGCTTTAGATCTGAACATTCGTTCATTCCTTATCGAAAGTGGGAAGATAGAAGAAAGAACATTGGGTGGGTTTTTAGATATTCCAATTATGAGACCTGGTGAGTTTGGTTATGAAGTCATCGATTCTAGGAGAGCAGGTGTTACGTACATGGATAGAAACAAAAACAAATTGGTTACTGATAAAAACATGTACATAGCAGGAAAGAAGTTTTTAATCGATGATTTATACTTGATGCAAAAACTTGGCTTGCGACCAGAAAAGAAAATCAAAGATAAACAACGTATGCATGGTCTCGTGAAAATGTTGACGGGGAAGGCCAATACAAAGAATACGATAGAAAAACTATTCTTATCTGTTCAAAACGCAAGTTTCACACCAGTGGCTAGATCTAAGCGGGTGGGGCGAGTAAATATAACTGCTGCATCCAAAATAAACCCTCGTAAGTACGAAAAATATACAACCAAACCATCCCTAGATTCCTTGTCTAGAAAAATCCTGTTTGGTAAAAATGGTAATAGTGCTAATGGTTTTAGACCAGGAAACGGAAACATACGTTTCAATATAAACAAACTTCGATGGGTTAAAGATACATCCAGGACATATATCGGTAATCAGTATAATCTTAGGCCTGTAGATCCAGTTAAAATTAACCAGAGTGTGATTGATAATCCTCCACTTTATGGTTATAACGTAAATCGCGACAGCTGGATACAAAAAAGTATACTGAAGAAGTCAGCTCTCATACCAGTCATTGGGTTAAAGAAATGATACCTAAATATAGTATAAAACATGTTCTATTCCAAGCCTACCAAAGATGAAAATGGTACCTACATCGTAAAGGCTTATACCGACGAGAAGAAGAAGTGCTTCGTTCAGGTATCAGGAAACATTAGCCACCAAGATGGTGAAGTATCTTTCCTTCTTAACGACACTTCGAAGATTCAGAACATTGATGATGAGAATCTCAAAGCCGCCAAGTTGAACGCCGAAGAATGGTTCGGAAAGAAGATCAACGATGCCACTCTTGACAGGGTATACACAAAGAGTCTTGTCGATACTCAGGTCACGTCCGATGTTATTAAAGCTACCAAAATTTTCAATTCTGAAAAGAAGGTCATCAAGCTTGATGAAGTTGTTTCCGGTTCCGAGTGTACAGGACTCCTAGAGTTCGCTGGTCTTTGGTTCGTAAAAAAGGCTTTCGGCCCCATCTGGAATGTTGTCCAGGTGAAGGTTCATCCAACCCCCGAGCCCGAACCTGAGCCTGAGCCCGAACCTGAGCCCGAGGTCAGCCCCGAGGATGAATACCCAGACGAATATGCAATCAGTGATGACAATTAAAAAAAAAATTGTAGTCTTATATAAATGATGAAGAAGGCTTTCGCCATGCGTAATGTTGCCATACTGGCCGCTGTCGCGGTGGTTGTGTACCTCTTAGTTAACAACACCAAAATGACCTCTACTTACCGTATTAAGGAGCGTGATTACGCCGCCGTCGAGGCTTCCCCCGAGAAGCTCGCGATGAAGAATGGCACCGGTCTCGCATCTTCCCTCCTTCCCCGCGAGGTAGCTTCCCAGGACGACTTTGGTGAGTTCGCACCAGAGGATATCCTCAAGGGACAGAACTTCCTTGAGCCCCGCCAACAGGTTGGCATGCCCGAGACGGTTGGTGGTGCCCTCCGCAACGCTAACCAGCAGATCCGTGCTGATCCACCTGTGAGCAAAGAGGCTTACGTCTGGAACAACTCTACGATCACTGCTGATATTATGCAGCGTGGTCTCTGTGCTTAAAGATTTGTCACTAATAATTATCAATGGCTGAAGTTACCAGCGAACTCTCCGAAAACGTATCCAAATTGGTTGAACTCTCCAAGCAGTTAAGGGAAGCAAAGTCTGATATCAAAGTGTTGAACCAAGCTGAGAAACAACTCAAAGAAGCTATAAAACAGAATATGATCAAGCAGGGGATTGATACTATCAATCTTCGCAAGGGTAAGATCTCTATTCGCAAATCTAACAGAAAGTCTGGGATGACGAAGGATACTGTTAGATCCGGACTCGAATCTTTTTTTGGGGGAAATGAAGCCCAAGTCGAGGGAGCCATGAATGCTATTCAGGATAATCTTAAGATCAGGGAAACTATATCCCTTGCTATAACAGGTATAAAGGATAAGGCCGATAACTAGGTAAGAAAATGGTTTGGAGCCAGTACGTTTACGAAGCGAACGCTGATCTCGATGTATACGCGAGTGATGACGACGACTTTAATGATGACACTCCTCTGAATATTGAAGACTGGGAAGTTGAATACTCAGATGAATTGAACATGATGTGGAATACGATGAGGACTTTACTGTATGATGCACAGATCAACCATCATGGTAAGTTTTGTGACTTTGTAGAATTTTGCTTCAAAGATCACGATACTTATCATGAACGTGTTACGTTTGAGTATCAGGAGCAGACGCAGTGGTTAGAAGAAAGACTTGCTCATGTATGGAAAAACATCAGGCGTATTATCAATGATAACGGTCTACATGAAAATATAGCACGTGGTGCTAATTTGTACCACTTCATTTCGTTTGCAAAAAATTATATGGGTGTATATTAAATGTTACCCGACGTTACGTCACAGAAAGTTGCTATTCCTGCCAGCCTTTTTTTCGTGTTAAGCCCCGGTGTGTTACTTACCACATCGGGACGCGACCTCAAGTTTATGAATGGAAAGACAGGGCAGATGGCCGTCGCCTTCCACGCTCTCGTGTTCTTCCTCGTATATTCTCTGATCGCCAGGGCTCTTGGTTTAGTTCTGACAAAGACAGATCTTCTCGTGACCACTTCTCTCTTCCTTGCCCTCAGCCCGGGTATGCTTCTCACAATCCCAAGTGGTTCGAAGGGTGTTTTCATGTCGGGTCAGACAAGCACTTTATCGGCCCTGACTCACACGATCGTATTCGCGGTAGTGTTCGCGTTACTTCGGAAGCAATTTCCTACTTTCTATTAAGTAAGAGAATGAAGTATCTCGTACTCGGACCTGCTTCTATGGGCATATATGCCTTTTTAGGTTATCTTAAGTCCATAGGAAAAGGTATAGAAGGTGTAAAAGAAATTTCTGGATCTTCAGCTGGTTCTATACTAGCCTTATTTTGGGCTGTAGGGATGACAGTTGATGAGATGATAGATGCTTCTTTGAATGTTGAAACCTCCGAGTTTGTTAAACTAAATATTGGAACCTTTTTTAACAAATTTGGTTTTGTTGAAATAGATCCAATACGTGAAAAATTAGTGGAAATATGTGGTTGTGACCCAACCTTTGGTGAATTAGAAAAAACAATATATGTTTCGGCTTTCTGTTTAAATACGTCAAAAACAGAATATTTTTCGAAACACACGCATCCAGACATGAAAGTCATAGATGCTGTATGTATGAGTATAGCCATTCCGATGATATTTGCGTCGTCAGAGTATTGTGGTAATACATATATCGATGGTGGGACCATGGAAGAATACCCAATGAACCCCTTCATGGATAAAAAGCCACATGAAATCACGTGCGTTAAATTGAAAATCAATGACATATATCAAGAGACTTTAGACAATCCTAAAGATTTCTTAGAAGCACTCATACGTTCTACTTTAAAAAACAGAGTGACGTACAAAGGAAATTTCAACGTTGTCTCTGTGGATGTGGGTGATGCAAGTATATTTGATTTCAACATGTCTTACGAAGATAAAGTTAAACTTATGAACATGGGATATGATCAGAAAAAATAATGTATCTCAATATTAATATGGAGACTGTATGTAACCCTTCCATTAATATTGAAAACTTGAAGAAGTTTCTAAAGGTCAATACAGGGGTTGATATTAAACTTTCCAGGGAAGAACTATGTGATGCCTATGCATTCATAGAATCAGGGAAGCTTCCTCTACCTCCGTTAGTCATGTCGAGTGACAGGACATATCTAACCGATAAACGTTCTCCGTTAACACAGCGTGATTACAATATATTTTTCTCGTCGACCGCGTTACGAAAAGATCTTGAACGTTTAGCTCGTAAAGTCGACATCAAAACTGTGGGTAAGTTAACAAAGGAACAACTCAAAGAACGTATCGGCAATCGCTTGGTTACTATGGGTATAAGAGAGCCTATTCAGATAGGAAAGCGTCGTGTCGTACGTGCGTTACCCATCAATAATACAACAAATTCGGAACTTAATTTCAATAATAATCTGAATTTGAATAACCAAAATGTGAATAATCAAAATGTGAATAACCAAAATGTGAATATGCCGAACAATAATAACCAAAATGTGAATAACCAAAATGTGAATGTGAATGTGAATGTGAATGTGAATGGTAATAATACAAAACGCAAACCCGCGTTTCCAAATAACCTTTATGCTGGTACAAAGGCTCCCCAATTTATCACTAAGGAACGCACTCCTAGCTTATTTTTCAAGACTACTCCACAATTTATACTGAATGCAAGGAAAAAACCAAATACTAATTACGTTGAGAGGCTAAACATTTCTAGAAACCTAGAGAGAAACAACGCAGAAATAAATAATTCTAAAAACATCAAAAATTTTATCAAACAAAAAGAAAATAACAACAACGAAAACCGCAAGAGGCGTGCTAACGAAGAAGCCGCAGCTAAAAACAAAGAGGATAAAAATAGGATAGATAAGGAAGAAGCTAATCGTTTAAAGAAGGAAGAAGAAAACAGGAAGGCTAAAGAGGAGAAGGAAGAAGAAAACAGGAAGGCTAAAGAGGAGAAGGAAGAACAAAACAGAAGAAACCAAGAAAACAAAAATCGAAAGGAAAAAGAATTAATAAGAGAGAAGCAGTTAAACAAAAATGTAAAAAAGAATATTATTACTACCATCAAGTCGGACGAAGATAAGAACGATGCCCGTAAAAAGGAAGAACAAATGCGTAAACTAGCAAACGCAAAAGAACGTAAAAACATCGAAGCCCGTGAAAAGGAACGGTTAGAGAATAAGAAAAGGGAAGAGAAGCGTTATGAACGGGAGCGTAAACAGGCTATCGAAAACAAAAAGAGAGAAGAACAGCGTATAGAGAAGGAACGTAAAGACCGTGAAAAGTACAGGCGTACGTTTGATGATGAAACGCGTAAACGGTTAGAAAGGGAGGATAAGCGTCGTTACAAGATTCAAGATGAGGAGCGTAAAAAGCGTAATGAAGAATTAGAACGTCGCAGGAAAATTGAGAATGAAGAACGTAAGAAACGTAACGAAGAAATGGCTCGTCGTATACAAAAGGAAAAGAATGAACTTGCCAAACAAGAGAAAGAAAAAACTCTTCGTCGGAAAGTAGAGGAGCGTGAGCGTAAACGGAGAGAAGCAGAAGAGAATAAAAGACGTAGAGATAGGGCCAGAGATGCAGAGCTTAATCTTAAACTTAAAAAGGTGAATGTCAACAGGGCCATTAACAAAGAACGCAAACGTCGCCAAGATGAGCGACAGGAAGAAAGAAGGAAGGCGGAGATTAGGAAGGAAGAAGAGCGTGAAAAGAAGGAAAGGAGAGCCAGGGAGGCTGAAGAAGAGAAAAAGAAAAGAAATAAAGCTGAACAAGAAGAGCGTAACGCTGAAAGAGAAAAGCGTAATAAACAACGCTTAATTAACGAAGCGGAAGAAAAGAAACGTGCTAATGAACGTGCAAAGCAAAAGGAAGAAAACAATAAAGCACGTGCCAAACAGCGTGAAGCAAATGAGAAGGCCCGTAAGGAGGAGGAAAAGAGGCGCGAAGCCGAGGAAAAGGCTCGTATGGAGGCAAATGAGAAGGCTCGCAAGGAGGATGAAAAGAGGCGCGAAGCCGAGGAAAAGGCTCGTAAAGAAGCAAATGAGAAGGCCCGTAAGGAAGAAGAAAAAAAGACTCAAGCGAAAAGGCGTAAAGTTCTCAACTCTCTTGTCAATGCTACTCGCCGAGTTGAAAAGAAACGAAAGATCGAAGCTATAAAAAAACGAAAAATTCTAAACTCGTTTGTAAATGCCAGTGATAGAGTTGAAAAGAAACGTAGAATTCAGGTCGCCAAGAAACCCACAAAGATTACTGTTGTGAACGAAATTTACAATAACAACCCTAACACCAACATTCCACCACCACCCGCTAAGGTATCTAAACCAATGATGATTTCATCTGCTATGTTTGATCCTAATAATAGACCAGTACAAGTATTTGAAAATAAGAACTCAACTAATAAACCCAAGGTTTCAGCAGCAAATAAAAATGCTATGAAATCTGCTATTGGAAGTCTCAAGAAAATATCCAAAACCAATAAAAAAGCTTTCGAATCTCGTCTCAATAAGGCTTTCCAAAATCAGAATCTTAACAAGATGATAGCTATCAGAAATGAAGCTATAAAAAGGAACAAAGATATACAGAATCAATTAGCAAAAGAAAAGAAACTGAAAGAAGAGGCTAAGGAAGCTCAAAGAAAGAAGGAAGCAGAACTCGTGGCTAAGAGAAAAGCTGAAAAGGAAGCTAAGAAGAAGGAGGCCAATATTGTAAAAAGGCAGCTAAATGCAGCGAACAATATACTAATACTAGCCAACAAAGCACTTACAAGAAAAGCGGCCGAACAGGCAGCTGAATCAGCCAAACAGATGCTTCGTATAAATGCCGAAAAGAAGGCGACTCGGGCGAACAAATCTAGATATCAGGCGTTAATTAACGCCCGAACCTTTAAGATACCGACAAACAAAAAGAAAGTTTTTGTTAGTCGTATTCAAAGAGCCACAACCATGGGCCAGGTTTTGAAGGCATACAACAACGCTCAAAAATTGCTTTCAAATAAATAGTTAAAGACTTAAGCTCAATCTTTAATTAATGGACATTTGTGGTATATGTTGTGATTCATTTAACAAGACAAATCACAAAAAAGTTACCTGTCCTTTTTGTGACTTGTCTGCATGTAAGACATGTTGTCAGAGATATTTATTATCGTCTATGGAAGATCCCCATTGTTTCAAGTGTAAAAATTTATGGAATAGAGAATTTGTAGATAGTTTTTGTACACGACATTTTAGGAACAATTTGTATAAAACGCATAGGGAGAATGTATTATTTGATAGGGAGAAGGTTCGGATGCCTGAGACGCAACCCGAAGTTGAGAGAATAATTCAAATGCGACGATTGAACAAACGTATAGATGAACATCGTATACATCTTATGCAACTACATCATAGATATACTTTACAGGGTCTTACTATGGAGCAACGTAGAAGTCTTCCAGAACTGATACAGTTAAATAATGAAATGACACAATCGTTTGCAGATCTTAATAGATTGCGTAGGAGAACGCATGTTGTTGCATCACAGTCTAAGTTGACTAGAAAATGTCCAAAAGAAGATTGCAAAGGGTTCATCGACGAAAATTGGTATTGTGGTTTGTGCCAAAATACGTTTTGTAATAAATGTAACGAGTTGAAAGAAGAAGATCACACGTGTAATCCAGACTCTGTAAAGACTATGAAACTCTTAAAGCGGGACACTAAACCGTGTCCTAAATGTGGGACTATGATTTATAAAATAGATGGTTGTGCACAGATGTGGTGTACAGAGTGTCATACCGCTTTTAGCTGGACAACCGGGCGAATAGAAACTGGTAGAATACATAATCCTCATTACATGGAGTTCAAAAATAAACACTTTACAAGTCGAGAGCATGGTGATATACCGTGTGGGGGTATACCCGACTTCTATGAACTACAACACAATGCTTTCATGTACCGCATAAGGAGAATAATCGCAGACTTGGCACGGGATTTAAATTATCGTTATGATGAGATATACGACAATGATAATTTGTGGTTACGGGTAAATTATATGTTAAACGACATATCTGAAACCAGGTTTAAAACAGAACTCCAACGCAGAGACAAATTACGAGAGAAAAACAGAGACATCCGAAATATTCACCAAATGTTTATAGATACGGGGGGTGATCTACTTCGTCAATACATGTTAGATAAGACGAAGTATACCGAAATCAAAGACCTAATAAAAAAACTTGTAGAGTATCTAAATGACCAAACAGTCAAAATTCATCACCGCTACAATTGTGTAGTTCCGTATAAGATATACCTTTGATATAAAGGATTGGCTACCATGAATTTTAATGGACATCGAAGCCTTGGCCACTAAAATTTATACAACTCTCGGACCTGGGTACAGTGAGCGTGTATATCACAACGCTATGGAAGTTCTTCTACGAAAGAATGGTATTCCCTATGAGTCCGAGAGAATAGTGCCTATACCATTTGAGGGTCATATCATAGGGAATCTTCGAGCCGACATTATTGTCAATAATGAAAAGGTACTTGAATTTAAGACAATAAAGACACTCACAGATCAATCTGAGACGCAGGCATTAAATTACCTAACTCTAACAGGTTTACATTGTGCTTATCTCATTAACTTCCCTCCCTTTTCTGGGAGAGAAGTTGAAGTAAGAAAGATTGTCAAACCGTTGGAATGAACTCCCATCTATTAGCTGCACAAATCTTTTTCCATATAACATCTTGTTGATACAACTTATCTTTCGATTTTAACAAAGGGAAGTATTTCAGGTATGAATCTTCACTGAGAAGCTCACAGAATTTGTACAAAACAAACGAGTAACTCAAAAAGTTCTTACGATCCTTAGGACAGTTATCATCGAATGGTTTTTGGATATCCTTGAACATGATTCGTAACCGTTCCTCCAATTCTTGTGGCATGTTTGGTGGTTTGATACCATTTAGTATGTTGGTTATGTAAGGTACATGCTCATAATATTTGTTCCATTTCAGTTTCTTCAAAAGTCCTCTAATTTTAGCGTGTGTAATATCCTCTACATTTTTGATTTTCATCTTCTTCAGTTCCGCACGTAATTGTTCTATAACATCTTCAGGTATGGTAGTCATCTCTTGTGCTTGGAATTGTGAGAGCCATTCGTTGAAGTGATTTTCACGTTTGTATGAGTAGTTGATAATCTTCTCGAATAATTCCTGTTCTTCTTTATAAGTAGGTTCTTCATTTGTAAGAATAGATACCACCAACCCACATGAATCACACACAGCCTCACTTGTATCGTGGAAATAAAGAATGTTACTGTACTCACAGTATTGACATTTTTCCTCCTCTTTCTGTATGTGCCTATATATATTTTTCTTTTCTACATCTATCAAATAGTCTGTAAAAATATCCTTTCTCTGGATACCATTTGTCTCTACTGCGTTGAATACATTATCAGTACTGGTCTGTTCCTTTCCATCTTCTATATACAGTTTCATGTACGGCATACACTTTATGATGTAGTCACTCATCTCCGACTCGTAACGACTCTTATTGTGAGGTTCTTCTTCTATTAGACGTGTCCAATTATCAAGTTTATTCTTGTATATACTTAAAAAGTTACCTTCCATTAATAATACATGTTACGTAATCTTTTAAGCAGTGTCATTATATGGTTGTACGGTATATATCGTAGGATTACTGACAAACCCGATTTTAAAATTGAAAGCAAAGAGCTTGAATATTGTGTAAATCATGACATGGAATATACAGTCGACGAAAATGGGTTTTGGGATAAGGAATCAAAGTATTGGAACGATAAAATACTCAACTTTTACTGGGTAGACGTGACGGATGACGCACATATAGGAGAGAAGGTTCCCGAGAATGTGAGTCGTACGATTCTTCGTATCAAATACTGGTACAATAATAAGCAATACAAGTTTATTACAAATAACATTGAAGTAAGTTGGCCATATGCCGTTAGGGACTCGATGAGTTTCAATATCCCTTTGACAAGTGTCGTTTTACTCGATTTCAATAATAAACCTGTACGTGATATTACATCAAAAGTGAAAAAATATGGTGGACCTAAGAGTGATTTCCACGGCGAAGATGTATCTATTCATGATTTTTTGAGGTACGATGAAGATGTTCTAAAAGAACATTTACCCAAAATCAAATTATCTAATGCTTTGGGTATGACGAAGATTGTGTCTACTCACGAAGACACGATCAAGAGTCTTCAGATACCTTAGAAGCAAGATAAAACTTGAGATCTCCTAAGTCTGCGACGTTATATTTCAAAATAAGAAACTTACTATCAGGTTCCTGCATCAATTGCACAGTGGAACACATGCTTGTAGCCTTTGTAAAGGTATTCATATATTTCAAAGAATAACACCCTGAAATGTACGGGCTTTCGTCGACACACTCGATTGTCGTGTCTTGATTGGCGAAATCTCCCATACACTTGAGTGTCAAAAAGGACTTATCACGAATAATTTCAATAGTCGTTCCAATGTTGGACATGTCTCTGCACATACGTTGAAACTCTGCTGATTGCATAGTGGTAACCGTAGTCATATTTTGTGTAGGAACTTCTATCCTATTTTCATTAATGTCAAGAAGCTTGAGCTGAAACTTAGTCGTAGTTTTCTTGGCTTCGCTTGTAATCTCAATATCCATGAATTCTTTGCTTGATACAGAAAGAGACAATACATCATTATTCGTAATAGTCTTTAGAAGTTTGAAGGTGTTTGTAATATTGATACCCGCTATCACAGGAGTTTCACATGTGTACTCATCAAAGTTATCAGCAGCCAAAAATACATCGACGAGTGCTACACGTGCAGTGTCTAGACTAGTTATAGTCACACCGTCTGAGTTGAAATAAATATTAACATCATTGAGTACGTCTTTAAGAACTTCAAATGTTGATTTTATAGCTGAAGCCTGAATAGTTACAAGTTTCATGGCTAATAAAAACGCGTTTTAACTCTTTATACTATTATACGCCTCGTTTACACTGCGATTAATTCGTTCTTCAAGTTCTTTAGTCATTGCTGGCTGCAAAGACACTCCATAATTATCTAAATTGAACACACTATCATCATCATCTTTACCGTCGATCGATGTCATAGAAGATCCAAACCCACCAAACTCATGATGTTGGAGGTTGTTGTTTGGCAAGAGAGATGTTAACCAATTCTTTATTTCCTTACCAACTAATAGTTTTCCATTTTTAGTCAGCATAGTGGGAACTCGTGTAATACTAGACTTGTAATTATACGGTATTCCCTGGGTATTTATATTGTGGAATTTAACAAGCTGCTTAAGCTGTGGATTGTTTTTTATGTATTCAATAATATCGATGCTATGAGGACAGTTAGGACTATACACCAGAAGAGACATCTTATAAATACTTCATTTATTTCTCGAAAAAAATTAACGCATATATAATAATGAACAGTGTTTACATACTCGCCGCGTTGGTGATTGCTCTGGTTATCTTGTTTTTCCCTGGCACAAAAAAAACCCAGCGGGAACTTGAAGTCGAACAGATGGTTAATGTAGATGAATTTGTTGAGAAGAAGGCTGAGATAGGTCATGACTTGATGAATGAACTTGTCATGGCTACTAACAAACACGTGATTGAAAAGTACAAAAAGCCCAACTATGTCATTGAAACTATCGCCGCTAAGAAGTTTGAACACCCTAAGACGGGTAACTACTTTTACAGGTGCATGTTTATGATTATATCTAAGGGTAGTTTTGTCTCTGGATTTACCCTAACAATTGATATTCGTGTTAAGCCCAAGGTTGAAGTTATAGGATCCACAAAACAACCCATTGACGTCATTCTCCCTAATGATACTACACCATATGAACAATCCGATGTACAAGCTAAAGAGTTTTTCAACTACGAACTTGTTAAAAAGAAAGTAGAGATCTCTGGGGTTGAGTTACAAGCGGCAAAAAATAAATTACAGTAATTGTAATGATCAATGCATCTGATATTGCATGTATCGAGATGAACAGGAAAAAGAATAAAAAGGAATTGTACAAGAAAATCCATGAACAATTCTGTAGAAAAATCAGACACACCGTAGAATTAGGTGGTAAATGTGTGTTCTTACGAGTTCCTGTAGTTGTTTTTGGATTTCCGACTTACGACCGTTCCCAGGCCTGTACGTATCTAAAAAGACAATTGGAGTTAAGTGGTTTTAATGTTCAAACCCTCAGTTCCATAGATCTTTACGTTACATGGAGTTCATCCAAACGTACTCATAAAACAAGTTCTACAATCGTTTCTGATGATACAGACTTGCCATCCTTTATAAACCTGAAAAAGATGGCTAATAAATACAGGAGCGATGGTGCGTAGGACTTATAATAAATTTTGTATCTTCCTATAGTATACTATGTCTGAACCACTTGGAATTCTAGTAGAAGCTAAAAAAGAATACCTTTCGGCTCTTTGCCAGGTCATGGCTCCACCAATGATCGAAGTATTTGCTGAAATGTACGAAGAAGCTTACAAGATGTCCAAGGGACGCAAGGTTCTCATACAATACCAAAATCTGCTAAAGGAAGTTCCAAACTGGAGTAATGCTATGTCTAAGCGTCATAGTGATAACATCACTGGGCGGTGTGCATGGTTCAATGATTTACTCGCCGCTGTATTTGTTAGTTGCGTGAAGATTCTTTCTTCCGTTCGTCTCAAGGCTGAGAACAAGAAAATCTCTCTAAAGGTTCCTAGCAACGAGGTCTTTATTCAAACTTGCTATGACAACGTTGCCAAAGAATTATACCGGGATCCATACATTTATCACGAAGAGCAATCTGAGCACATCAGGGATGATAAGCTCACTACCCGCATTTCTGTGTGCATTGAGAATACTGTAAAGCAGTTAATCCCTGTTCAACAAATTTTGCAGACATACATGTCACCTGATGGCAACCAAATCAACATCGATGATGAGGAGCAAGTCGCGGATACAGAAGATCCCGATGTGTATGACGATATGAATGAAATGCCTCAGGAAGCCCAAGCTGAAGAACCAGATGAGTCGGAACAACCCCCCGTCGTTGAAACGGAGCCAGAGCCTTCTCCAGAACTGGATCCTACAACACAGTCATCTGGGTTAGCTAACGAGTTCAAAACAATCCAAAATGTCCGATCTCCAGATCCAGACCCCGAACCTCAACATCGACCCGAAGTGACAGGCGACGATGACGATGTTTTATTCAACGATGCTGCTGACCAGAGAACAAAAAAAGTTGCCTATTATTAAATGGAACTCTCAGACTATCTCCGAGACCCCGTGTGGGCAGGACTCATAGCAGCCCTCATTACTGCGGGATATATTCACGCAAAGGCCAGGATTAATAATGAAGATAAACTCCCCAATAGCAGCTACGTAAAACCCGCAGTGCTTAATGCCATTCTAGTGTATTTCATCGTCGCAAATGGTTTAGCACAAAGGGAGGTCATTTCTAGTGAACCTTTCTAAGTTAAAGATAAAAATATTATACATAGTATAAAATGGCTTCCGTATCAGCATTCAATGATATGATGGGTCAATTTCTTGTGGAATTGCACAAAACTTTCCCCGATGAGAAGGGAATCAAGAAGTTTATGACTTCCTTCGATCTTCTCAAGTCCACTAATCCTCGTAAGTGTGTCGAAGCCTATATGGGTGGTGTAGGTGCGTATGCCCAAAAGATTACTCAGAAGGATGAAAGCTTCTTCCTTGAGGATATTAAGGGTATCGAGTTTCTTCAGGACCTAAACATCGAGGAGTACTGGAAGGATAAGATGTCCGAGGGTACCAAAAACGCTGTTTGGCAATACCTCCAAACTTTGTACATGCTTGGTACCACTATTACTGCAATCCCCCAAGAGACGCTCTCCGTGATCGAAAATGTCGCAAAGGAATGTGCCGATAAGATGCAGAATGGTGACGGTCAAATCGATGAAAAGGCTCTTATGAACATGTTTAGCTCCATGTTGAAAAAATAAACTCAGTCATATATAAATGATGGTTTGGTTTGACAACCCACAGGAACTCATTAATCATAAAAAGGTTTTGCAGTTCTGGCCGACGAACAAGCAGACGGCGGAGGAACGAGTGAATGCCGCTTCACGATTTATCATCTACGCCGCGTGCTTCATCTATCTCATTCGTCGTGACCCCCGAATCTTCGTTTTAGCGGCTACCGTTTTGGGTGTTCTATACGTCATGTATAACTCTGGAATGGTTAAGGAGGGTCACGCTCGACCTACAGTAATTGAAGAAAATGCCGAGTCTACATGTGTCATGCCCACTGATGATAATCCTATGGGTAACATGTTACTATCTGATTTCGTGGATCGCCCTGACCGACCTTCCGCGTGTTATCATTCCTCAGTCAAAGAACAAATTAGCAATTCTTTAGAAAATCGTACAAAATATATGGCTGGTCGCTCCAGGACGGCTTTACCCGCGTATCAAGCCAATGCTATGGCTCGGCAGTTTGTTTCTAATCCTGTGACTGCGGCTGTTGGTGATCAGACGGGTTTCGCTGAATGGTGTTACGGTAAGAAGCTTGGTCCTACCTGCAGGACTGATAGCACATATTGTGACCCCAATGCGAGGGGTGTACAGCTCGAGGCGTTTGGAGGTCTGGATTCTGCGGGTGATAAACGATCTGGTATGCACAGAGGTTCTGGGTTACGAGCTTAATTTTCTCAAGTAATAGTAATATGGCGTATCAGCTCCAGCCAGGACTGAACATTCTTTCAGGTGGTGGTGCCCCTCCACTCAATAGGGCCGACGACGAAGTTTTCGTTTATCCTCAACCTAGTACATTAAACTACTGCTGCCGTCCCTCTACCATGGTTTTTGGTACTGCCCCTTACATGGCGGGTAAGGGTTCCCCAGCTCGTTTTATCGAAGTAAGTGACCAGCTTCGTCCCCAAGCGACGACTCGTTTCAACAAGGTTATAGTTACTCCCCACGAGAGTGGTTACTTCCCTATCAACAATACTGCGTGCAAGATTCCTCTTCGTACTAGGACTTACGAACCTCTCAGCACACGTGCTTATATCCAAAATAGTATGTTTAACCAAAGGTATTTACCACAGTAAAAATAATATTGGTTTCAAGTAAGAATGGCAGATCCTGTTTCTGTGATGGCAGTTGCCGGTCTAATCTACGCTGGTCGAAAACTTAGCGAAGTTCCAGAACAACCTAAAAAAGTTGTTGAAGAGGAGCCAGAACTATTTGAAACTGAGTTCGAAGAAATCGAGTTCAGTGACCCTTTCAAGGATAGGAAGACTGAAGTCGATTCCTTTTCTGTTATTGCCCCTCAAAATCGCACAGGTGGCCAAGAGCTTTTAGATATGCGTGGACGTCTTTACGATCGGGGTCGTATGAACAACCTTTCGCCCATCGAACAGAAGCTTGTTGGTCCAGGTTTAGGTGTTGGAGCCAACGTTGAGTCGGCTGGTGGTTATCAGCAGCTTTTCCGTGTAAACCCCGTAAACACAGGAGCCTACCGTCTCACAACGTTACCCGGTCGTTCGGGTCCCGCCGTTGATATTAAGGGTGGTCGACGAGCTGAAATTGGTCAATTAACTCATAATCATCCCGAAAAAACTGCGTATCTTCCCGAGCGTCGTCCACCCGTATTTGGGCGTGCTCAGGGAATGAGTGGTGCAGTCCCACGCGCTTCTCATCAAAAGGCTATGCGAACTACCAACAGGTCTCAAACAGGGCACCGAGCCGATGGTCTTGATAAGGCACCTGGTAAGCGTTTCATTCCTGCTCAATCCGTACCACAACTTCCCACCCGCAACAAAGGTGATGTACATGATTCTCAGTTTATGCACGTGAATAACCCAGCTCCCGGTATTTCCAACTTCTATGGTGGCTACACCATAGCACCTGCTGCCATGTTGAACGGTGAGGCTATGGACAATGCCGGTTACAGTGTTAATCAGCACTTCGCTTATGGTATTCGTCCCGATGAACGTCGTTCCAAGCCAAATAGGAGTGGTAATCCAGGTCGTATGAATGTTCGTGAAAAGCCCATTAATCAGCACGGTGCTCTTACCACAATTCGCCACGACAAGACTCGCATTGACGGACGTATGGGTGGTGCCAATGGTGGATGGATGCAGCATTACAAAAAGAATCAGTACACCGAGCTTAATCCCTACAAGGGTCATATCAATCCTCGTGTGGCGGGTAACGGTTTAGATATAGCTAAGAACCAACTTTCGAACAACCCTTTTAGCAAGACCATCAATTAATCATAAATATATCAAATCAAAACACCCATTAAAATTTTATACGCAAATTTTAATGGAGGTCCATACTTTAGAAATCGATAGTAGCGAACGCGACTATTCGAAATACCCAGACCCACATGATTATGTGATCGATCTGAAGAATGAAATTTTCGACGTTAAAAAAATTACTCTTCTCTCAGCTCGTATACCAAACAGTCAGACGTTGATTCATCCTCGTAACAACACATTTAGTATTAACAGTGATATCATATCCTTACCAAATCGTTCTTTTAAAGATGGTTTTGATTTGGCACAAGTTATTACAAGTCACATCACAGATATAAGTGCTTCCTATAATTCTAATACAAACTCTATCACATACATGAATACCGGAAGCGAGGAGAAGGTTATAAAATTTGGTGATGGTGTGAACGCTCGCTACATTTCGGGGACAGACGATACAGTTTCTAACCTAGTGTCATCCAATTATACAACTCCTCATCAGTTATTTGGTTTACCCCCTCAGAATATAACTATAGCAGAAAATGGCGGTACATACAAAGGTGGTTCTGTGAATCTTGAAGGACCAAATGCGTTTTTATTGCGTATAGGTACAGGTTCTGAGACATTTAATAAAGATGTGTACCTTCGAGAACCGTTTTACACAGGTCAAATTCTTATTAACGGTCCTTATGTAAATTATATTTCGGATGATCCTGTCGAACATACGTTTTTCTCTGGATCACAAAAGGGTCTCAAAAGTTTACACATACAGTTTTTTTACATGAGTCAGGGTCGACTGATTCCATATGACTTTAGACACCAAGAACACATTCTAAAATTTCAGATTGAGTGTAATACGGGAAAATTTAAAGCAATATCTAAGCATACTGCACCAGAAGTTGGGGTTTTACCGCCGCCTATAAGCATCCCCGATTTTGAGGATCCGTATAGATGGAGACAATATGTCTTGATTTCTATAATTTTATTTTTTGGTGTATTTACCCTGTTCATCACACGTAAGAAAGTTTAGCGAGTGACAGCGTACACGGGAGCGATGGGCTTCTTCACACCGGGGGAGAAGCGGGAGATCACAAGGTACACAACGACGGAGAGGAGAGTCGTGAAAAGGGCGGTGAGACCGTAGTGGAGGCCGCCGTTCTTCTGGACGCGGACAATCTGGTTGATAGCCCAACGAACAAGGTCAAGCCACGAAATGGCAGCCGCGAAAGAGAAACCCGCGACGACGGAGTTAAGAGACTGAGACTGGAGCTCCTTGGTGAGAACTTGGACAGTTTCGAGAGCGGCGGTGGACATTTATTGTAAGTATAGAAAATTATTCTGGTAACAATTCAACCTCGTCTAGAATCTTCTTATACTTTTGTGTAGAATAACCCTTAGTCCCCTGATTATTTTCTTCTGGTTCGGTGTCAGAATCTGTGTCACTGTCTGAATCAGAGTCATCATCTATAACTTTAAATTCATTATCAGTCCACCCCACTGGGTCCATTACTATTAATAGCATTTTTTAACATGACTTCTATCGGATTTTGAGGCTGCCACGAATCCCATCTATCGTATGCTTCGTTGATATGCTTGAATCTTTCTTCTGTACCAGAATATCGTACAAACGGTGGACAGTCTTGCTCGTCAACTTCTTCAATGGGGTCATCTTCATCTTCATCTTCGTTATAAATTTCGGGAAATATAGTTTCGATATCTTCACCAACTGTGTACATGGCACAGTACTTACTTGCATACTCGATATCCTCTGGGAGTACAATATCTCTTCCACATGCTTTCGAATATTCACAAGCCAATACCATAGATTTTTCCAATACGGGTGTGACAATGTTTATCATTGTATTGATATACTGTTCGGCCATATTGTCACCCGAATCACCAAATCCTGTTTGCATGTTCATGTCGTATTAAACATTACTCGCATCATACCTTTATCTAATCTAAGTATGTTGTAGCTTAAAGCGTATATATCGACGTATCTATCACTTGTTATATTTTCTGTCAAGTTGAATGTGAAAAGTTGATTATTTACAAGACTGAAATTCACCTGTCCTGTTGGGAAATGTTGTTCTGGTTCACACGCAAAACTATATGTGTAGAATCGTCTTATAAGTGGCGTCTTGGAATGATGAATAGCAGGTTGTATAGCCTTGAGAAATGCGAAATTTCCTGTGTCTTCATCCAATATCTGTGTATCGTTTAGTTTTAATTCGAGACTCTTTAGGTTTTCATAGAAAATCAATTTGTTTTCACTAGTAAGTGTGTCATTATCATAGTCAAATGGTGATACAAAATCTAGATATTCCTGGTTGTTTTCACGTCTAATGACAAAGAAGAGTTCTTTCACTGGGTTCAAAAAAGTGGTTCTGAATTTGTGAGATTGCATTGCTTTTGGTGCTAGAAATCGATTGTGTTGCAATTGAGTTATTACGTAATCTTTCTTCATATCCTTCACAATTGCTCGTTCGTATTTATCTAAAAACACGACTTCTAAAGATAATTTACAAGACAACATTTGTTTAGGATACACCTGGGATATGTCTTTATCTACACCTACCACAACAGGTAATTGTTGAGTAACGATATTTTTTGCTCTTATATTTCGTCTTACATTAACCTGACTAATTGCACTCGTTTCGTATAACGAAATTATATGTTCACCATTTGGTGATACATCACCTATACCACGTGTATTTATAGTTGAGATATCGTTTTCTTCGTGTATACGAACCCATGTATTATTTTCATATGTATACACCTCTATTACTGTACGATCAGGTGGATTTTGAGTTTTTACACAAAAGAATGTATTACCATCTTCAGACATACGGAATTTTTTAAAAGTGTCGAAACCTATGAATAATGACGATTTTTGCTTCCACCCAGATCCGTCATATGAATAAACGTAAGTAAAAGTATTAGTTACTACTGCTGCTGTCAACCCGTCTTTACTTAATTCGAATGCTAATGGGGAAGATTGTAAATTGATTGGTAAACTAGAAACAATTGATCCATCAGAGTTGACAGTAAAAATTTTCAAAATGTTGTTAGCTGAATCATGTTTGATAAATCTATTTAAATCTTTTGACACAGCTACAATTTTGATGTCAGAACTAACAAAAGTAGTTTCTGATATCGTTCTCGAAAGAATGGGCGGGTTTGATATGAGAAATGTTTTAATATTGTCACCACCATACATAGTAAAAGCGGTTTCATCATCCGAAAATTGTACACCTTCTAAAGATGACCCAAATCCTGTAGCAGCTAATTCATTTGGTTGGGGTACCTGCGACCAAACCGGTGGTGGATTTGCATTAGGAATTCCTTCTACACGTTGAATATTTTTAAAAAAGTTGTTTACTATTTCATAAACAAAAACTTGATTATTTATATGGTCTTCTATAGCAAAATATCTACCTGTTTTAGATAAAACAGTTTTATTCCAAACTGCTTGACCATCAACGGATATTGTTAGTGAATCTTGATTTGTAGAACTGTTATTATTAAAAACATTAATTTTAACCTGCTGAAATCCATCTATTATAGAATTTCTATTGTATACACGAATTTGACTACCTGTAGTATGATAATCTATATGAATTAAACCATTATTAGATATAACTATATCAGTAAGTTCAAATGGTAAAAACTCAACCCCATTTTGTGTATATGAAGTATTTAAGTTAAAAGCGATAGTATCTTGTACTTGAGATACCAAACTTTGGTAACCAGCACCATACACGTTGCTACCAGCGTCGACTATATTTTCAACACTTTGTATAACAACATCATCGTATCCTTCAACTGAACGGGTTAATTCTTTTAAAGTAATTACATCTGTTTCGGTGTCACTTCTTTTGACGTGTAATTTTAATTTATCATCACTCATCGACGCATATGTTCCGTTAGAACCTTTATATCTATGTACCTCAGTCCATTGTGTGGTTGTAGTGTCGTAAACATATAGACGACCAACCCCGGATTTAGTTGTTACACCATGGTCGTAATCTTCAGATGGGTTGTACACAAAAAAGCTGTTTCCGTCTTTCGCGAATGTGATTAGACCTAAAGAATCAAATAGTGTAATATTTTGTCCATATCTAAACCAATCGGTTGTATACTGGTATATATAAACAATATTGTTCTGAAGTAAAACTAATAATTTTGTACCATCATGTGAGAGATCTGCTCGAGACACGGTTAAACTGAATGCTTTATTGAAAACATTTCCTAAACGAGACCCCGTGAATACATTAAATACTTCAAGGTTTAAACCCAAACCTTCTACACAATAAAAATTACCATCTCTAGATAATGCAATTACATCCGTGTTTGATGTAAATGTATACCCTGTTCCATTCCATACCCATATACCATTACGAACTTCTACTATAACATTTCCGTCATCAGAATATTTTATGGTATTACTTGGATTAATCGTCCCACCTGTGTATTGATTCCATAGATTGTTTTCATATCTGTATATATTTCCGGGCGTCACAATTATATTCATAGTCGGCGATACCACGCCAACACCATTAAATGTGGATTTACCTGGTATCACAATCGTATTATTATCATTAGTAGCAACATTACTTCCATCTGAAGATGCAACAACAACATTTGAACTAAGGATTTTACTGGAGATAAGATCAAAATCTAATGTAGTCGTTTGAAGACTTGTGTCTATAGGAGGATCTGTTTTGACTAAACAGTCTTTTAAATCCCTAATTTTAATTTCGAGACGTATTTCTTGAAAACACATTGCACACAAGGGTATAGCCAATTCTGGTTTACGATAGAAATAAAAAGGTATATCGATGAATAATTTTTTGGTTTCAGTAGCAGGTCCTAAATGACCTAAAATTACACCACTAGAAACAGGAACATCGGAAGTTCTATCTGGGTATTTGCCTATCAACTTTTCAAGAGCTTTCTGTTTAGTCTGTGTATAATTTTGTTCCGAGTAAATTTGTAAATAGTCACTTGGTATGTGTTGTATCTTTTCATCACCTATATACATATCAATATACTCTATCAATGCGTGTCCTATGGACTCCACATAACCAATGCGTGTTAGATCAGATCCAGATATTTTATCTAATTCTACTTCTAAACTAACTGTTTTAATCAAATCACCTTGATCTTTTGGTATAGTTACACTGATAGTTTTTCCAAATTCAGCATCACTGTCTATGTCTAGTTTTACAAATTGTGTAGTATAATTTGTATGTTTTCGAAATAGTTGAACGAAGTATGAGTAATCTGGATTATCAGTAAAGTAGATGTCCTGAACACCCTTCGTTGTAAGCTGAATTCTTCCAGCCATTACTACTATACACCGTTAAAATTTTAAACCACTGAGACCGCTCTCCACATGAAGTATGTTGTAGTTCACTGCATAAATTTTTAGTGTTACAGTTTCGTCACTTGGTTCTATATCAACCGTCATGCGTTTGTGAAATATCCTACTCATGTTAACATGACCAGATGGGTAATGTGATTCTGGATTATGAGCGAAGCTGTACATACCAAAGGGTGATCCATCCTCGGGACAGTTGACATGATAAAGTAGTGGTTGTTCATATGTTAAAAAGTTGTGGTCACCTTCCATGACATTCATGTCGTTGAAGTCTAGTTTTACATTTTCAATTTTATAAAACTGGTTTCCTTTCTTTGCTATAAAAAAGAGCTCTTTAACGGAATGTTTGAAGTTAATCATAAATGTTTTTTGAGTTTCACCGGGTTTGAAAACAACTTGTGATAATTGTAGCTGTGTTATAAGGTATTGAAGAGGCATTGATTGTAAGTAGTAACGTTCTTCATCACTCACAAATACAAACTCTGTATCAAGTGAGATGTTGAGTATTTTTCCTTGTACACCCGAAGGAGGAATTGGTCCGTTTATGATATTTTCGAGATTTTTCAGTTTTATCACTATCTCCATCTGCTGTTTCAAGAGTGCTGATATAGGCACGGAGAGTGAAGTTGCACGGTTAAAATAGAATGGAAGATCGATAAAGAATGTCTGTTCACCTGTGAAATCAAAAATCTTACTACCATGACCATTTAAAAAGTATAATGTTTGTTCTATATCGTCAATAGTATTATAAAGTTGTTGATACATGTATATATACTCACCTGTAAGACGCTGAATTAATTGTCCCCCTATGTATAGGTCGGCAGTTTCTATCAGTTCTGTACAAAATGACGGTTTGAAATTGAGTTTATTCCCTTCATCATCTGTTGGGGCGGACAGTAGAAATTTTACAGTCATACTCTTAACCAGGTCACCCTTGTTTTGTGGAATCCTACATCGTAATTCTTCGCCGTAACCAACATCACCATCGAAGGGTGTTTCAATTTGCTCTAAGGCAAACTTTGTATGCCTTTTGAATGTTGTCAGGAAATAAGAAAAATCAGGATCACCTGTAAGCCATTGATCCTGAACACCCGTCACTGCAAGTTTTACAGATCCAGACATATCTAATATGTGTGAGTAAAATATTCTCAAATAAAACGGGACACTAATGTAGATGAATCTTCAGTTGAAGAAGTTCAATCCTGCGACTATGACAGATGATCGCGTATGTGTCTTTATAGGAAAGCGTAACACAGGTAAATCAACCCTTGTAAAAGACATCATGTATCATAAAAAGCATCTTCCTGCGGGTATAGTTCTCAGTGGTACAGAAGAAGGGAATCATTTCTATTCCGAATTCATTCCAGACCTGTTCGTCTATGGTGACTATGATAGGGAGGCTATAGAGAGGGTGATGGCTAGACAACGGAAACTCATTGGTGCGGGTAAAACAAATTGTGGGGCTTTCATGTTACTGGATGACTGTATGTATGATTCAAAGTTTCTCAAAGATACATGCATTAGACAGTGTTTTATGAATGGTCGTCACTGGAAGATTTTCTTCATGTTGACGATGCAGTACGTAATGGATCTACCCCCAGCACTTCGTGCTAACGTGGATTATGTCTTTATTTTGAGAGAGAACATCATACAAAATAGAGAGAAACTTTACAAATCTTTCTTTGGGATTTTCCCTTCTTTTGATATGTTTAGTAAGGTTATGGACGCTTGTACCGAGAATTATGAATGTTTGGTTCTCGATAATACAGTAAAATCAAACCGAATCCAAGACTGTGTATTTTGGTACAAAGCAACACTTCGAAAGAATTTTAGAGTCGGTGGTCCAGAGTTATGGGCAGCTCATAGAAAAATGTATAATCCTAAATACCTTACCCAACAAGAAGCTGATGCAAAAAAAGCCACTAAGAAAACCGCTTTAACCATCACTAAGAAGAAATAACCAGGCTGCGTGTTTATCTATTACTAAAAAACATACACCAATACTAAATGACGGACATTCGTACCATGAATTTATCAGACAACTCTGATGCTGGTATGGTTCAACTCAATCCATCGACGTCTTTTATTACGCAGAATAATGAAGAAAAAAATGTCAGTGAAAATAAAGTTACTATGGACTCTACACCTATTTCAGAATTAATGGGTCAACCAGATCCTATGGAGGCTCAGATGATGATGATGCCTCAAACTATGGCCACTCAAATGCCTTCTCAGGTTCCTATGCAGATGCAGATGATGGCTGCTTCTCCTCAACCTGTCATGAACGAGACTCCCACAAAGTCTCCCGAGTCCAAGAACCCTTTTAATCTTACTGATCAACAGTTACAGGCTCTTCTTGTTTCTGCTTGTACAGCTGCGGCTATTAGCACACCCGTACAAGAGAAGCTCGCTACGATGATTCCTCAGTTTCTGAACGATGCCGGACGCCGAAGCCTTATTGGCCTCGGTGCGACTGGTCTTGTTGCGGCTATTCTGTTCCACATCAGCCAAAGTTATGTTATCAAGGCTTAAGGAACTTGTTCCCAACCCATATTGCTGTAGATCGATTTGTCTACACCCATGAAATATGTAATACACGCCCCAATTATGAACGCGGCTAGAAATAAGAGACTCACTTCCAAGCTCTTCCTTCTATCCTTCCCATAATCCTTGATCTGATCCTTTAAAGTTTTAACGAGACGAGCAAGACCTTCTACAAGAATGAAGGCGATGATTGTCGAAGAGAAGAAGAAACCCTTATCAACAGCTAACTGAGGAACTTGTCCAACGATTAACCTAAGCATGTTTGGTATAACAATTGTCATCAGAGCTAAATTCGCATGATAGTTCCTGGTGTATATAGGAACCATCGTTATCGCATAGACGATTATCCACATGAACACTGCAGTGAAAACTGTCGACACTGGTGTTTTCATTTGGTGTATACATAGATTATTTATCCTGGACATGCATACCACAAAAAGGTGTTTCAGTCGGAATGGGTTCGTATATGTTTAAACGTACACAGTGATCCTTTAATTTGTTGTAGGTTTCCCAATAGTTTTTAGAATGATCAAACTCACTCACCAAAGAATGTGCAAGTTCATGGATTAAAACATGAAAGATTTCATTCACCTCACCATTTATACACAATCCAATCTCTGAACCCTTGTTGAGATTGTACCCAACTGTACCATTCAATCTGTGATGAGCTGTGATAGGTATCGGACGCTTTAACTTTTCAAATTCAGTACCTTCTACATTATCATGTAGGATCCTGTACCTTTCCCTGACTAACCTCAACTTAATGGGTTCATTTGTAGTCATGTATAGGTATACATTGATGATAAGCAATACTATTACTGCTATCATTTTCTATATACAAACATAAATTTACTGTACAACTCTGAGATGTGACTTCCTGATAAGTTTTCCCACAGAGTTAGAGTAAAACCATTTGACTCGAGCTCATTGATGAGATGATCCCTATATGCTACGGGTTCAGCTTTTGGGCCATCAGAGTAATAAGGTGTATCAGTGAGATGTACAAAAAGTTTTTCACCAAAGCCCCCATTACCATGCTCTTTTAATTTGAAAAAATTACCCATCTCATCTTGTAGAGGTGTCTTCATGATAATTTTTTCAGAATCCGGAATAATCCCTATAAGCTTTCCACCAGGTTTCATCCTTTTCTTGATTTCTCGTATCGAATCCTTGAACAGTTTTTCTGACTCGAATATATAGTGCAAAGAAAAGTTGAAACACACCACGTCGTATCTTCTGTTGGGGCAATTGAAGATATCACCGTGATAAAAGTTCACTCGGATCTTCAAACTCTTTGCTCTAGATTTCGCCTCTTCCAGGGACTTTTCGTCTGGGTCACACATACTTATATTAGCCCCCGCATGACGCCATTTTTGAAGATCACCCCCACAACCACACCCAACATCAAGTATAAGATCCCCGTTATTCGTAACACTCTGAATAAGATCCTTCTTGAAGGTGTTATGAGCCTTTCGTATATCTTCCATATCATCATAACGAGACAAAAGCTTAAATAACTTAGGTTATAAAGAACTTAAAGTTTTCGTGTATAATAACATTATAATGGGTTCTCTCGAACAAGATTACACTACCGTGCCTGGTCAGATTTACGCATGCCTTTCTATCGTTGGTCCTGAGTGCCCACAGAAGAATTCGCAATTTGGTATCAAGATCCGAGGTTGCTTCAACACTCGTCCAGAGGCTGAGAGTCACGCCAAGCGTCTCCAAAAGGAGGATGCGACTTTCGATATCTACGTCGTAGACATGTACAAGTGGCTTCTTATCCCTCCCGATCCTACGAAGATTGAGGACGTTCATTACACGAATGAGAAGCTCGAGGAGCTTATGCAGGGTTACAAGGAGAACCAGGCTGCAGCCGTCAAGATGTTTGAGGAGCGTAAGCGTGACATGATTGAGGGGAAGAGTCACTTCAAGCCTGGTGATGAGAACTCTAAGTTTTACAATAAGCCGGATGAAGCCCCGATTAGTCATCCAGCTGAGGTACTCGAACGTCTACAGAAGGAGAACCCCGATACTCCCATGGAAGAGCTCGTGAAGAAGGCTGATGAAATTGTTGCTGAAGAGATGAAGGAGAGGCAGGCGAAGCGTAAGGCTGACGCTAAGGCGGCTGACGAAACCCTTGAGACTGTCAAGGAATAATATAAAAATGTCTATACCTAGTAAGAATGTTCAGTGTGTTGATTAATATCATCACACTCCTCATCGTATTTTTTGTAGCTTACTTCTTTTTCACATCACCTGAGATCGTCAAAGAGAAGATGAATACAGCTTCAGAAGTTTTAGCCGCACAACTTAAGGATCCTGTGGTCACGAGTCGTGCGTATTTCACTGAACGAAAAAGGGGTTCAACCGGTGAATTCGTTGGTAATTTTCCCTGGAGTGAGAAAGAATGGATATATGGTTATCCACTTAACCAGGCCTGAGGATGACAGGTTGCATTGTCTTACCCATAAAAAATCCAAGTAAAAAGACAACAAATCCTACGATCCATGTCGTTTTATCAATGTTTGCAAAAAAATCAACCTTTGGTTGCTGAGATTGATACATATGTGGAGGCATCATCATCATAGGTGGTGGGGCTTGTTGATAGTACTCGTGATCCTGATCTGGTTCTGGATCCTGAATGTGATCATCTTTGTTAAAATCGATGGGATTGCCGATGTCTGCTTCCATTTCTATAATTGTTTTTCATTTTTTTAAGTGGAAATTTACTCACTATATTCCTCTTCCTCGTCGGAAGATTCATAATCTTCATCCTCCTCGTCATCGCCGACTACGAAGTCCTTTAAGTTTCCATATTCATCCGCGTCTTCTTCGTCATCTTCGTAGTCGTCTTCGGAACCAATCTCATCGTCAGTGTCGATGTCACTATTGTCATCATCATCCTCATCATAATCATCCTCGTCATAATCATCTATGAGTTCTTCTTCGGGAGAGTAAATCTCAGGTTTCTTGATACGGCGACCAGAGCGGGAAATCATTTGGTTCTACTATAGTCTACTGTTTAAGTATTTAGGATGAAACGCAGCGTTTTTGTTAATAGATGCGTCCATTAACATCTTTTCTGCATAATATCCTAGTTGTAATGCTAATTGATGTATATCTTCCTGGAATTCCGTCATTATACCAATGTTTTCTAAACTATCGAGTGCTATATAAAGAAACTTCCCTGCGAACCCAGGATCTTCTCTGAGTGTATTTTTAAAAACGTTTATGTTTGTAATGAACGTGTAAAACTCATCTGGGTTTAGTCCTGAATATTCATGAACCCTTTTTATAAACACATCTAAATCGTCACTGGGAGTTTCTTTTGTAGTAAGAAGGTTGGTTAAATATGTAGCTGTGGCCAGTAAAACTCCTGACATCTTATTTTTTGTCTGGAAATAAAATCTCCTTGGATTTTTTGTTTATAACACTTCTATGGTTTTTAGAAGGAGTTTTTGGATATACAAAGTCTATCCCTGTTTTGTCTATCGAGATTTCACATTCTGGATCTGTGGTTGTAGCTGTGTATTTACCACCTTTCTTTTTAGAGATGCTTGTGATGTCCATGGCCTGAACATTCTTGTTAATAAACTCGTTAAGTACTGGAATAACATCATCTATCGTCACTTTTTGTTTGATCGGTGGTGTGATAGATCTTTTAGGTGGTGCTGCATCTGGATACAGTTTACTAACAAGAGAGGTTGGTAATCTGTTCTGTTCCCCTCTGAAGTCTGCACAAAAGCCATTCTTTCTACCGATGACTGTTTCACATGTGCAAAAGCATTTCTGAATGATTACGTCACCGACTACATGAAACCATATGTGGTTGGAATTGTGAGAACGTCCCACATTTTCACAATATCTAGACGACGAAGAAACAAGAAAATGATTTTTGTGGGTAAAGACTTTAGTGATTCTAGCATCTTCCTGACCTTCGAGATTCTTTCGAATGAAAGTTTCGAGATAGGCTATAGCCTCTGAATTAGTGAACTCATCCTTCATCTGAGCCTGTGTAAATGAACCCTCTTCTCTCTTCTTGCCGTCAAGTGGTCTTACAGTATTAACATTTGTATCCTCTGTGCGAATGATAGACATTTTGAAAGTTTCGATAGATGGTTCATGAGAAATAGAGTTCATTAGACAAAGGACTGGACCATAGACATATTTGAATACGGGTACATATGGAAACTCTGTAATCTTTCCATTATCACACTCGGAACATCCCTGTCCACCACACACAAGATGTTTCCCTTTTTTGTATGACCATGGAATTCTAAATCCACTTCCCTTCGTTCGCTTCTTCGAGTCGCCATATACTGAACAGTCAATGATTTGTTTCCAATTCTTAGATTTAAACACAGACTTCAAAGTTGCTATGACGTGATCTCTCACGTTTAATGCATTCTCTTGATCTACAACAAAACCCGGCCAGTTCATATGCACTCCAGTCTTGATAAGATGATCATCAACTTCTTTTGGTTTAGAAACACAAATGAGACAATCTTTACCTCCCAGAGTCTTCACCTTGTCACATATGACTCTACATAGTTTCTGAACATATGGAAGATCCAACGCCTGTTCATCTTTGTAGTCAATATCCAAAAAGAAGTTGTAGGTTGGAGTCTTCTGCTCCACCAAATAATGTTTTTCCTTGTTCTTCACGGCTTCTACGTAATGCTCACAGAATTCGTCAAGCTTGTCGAATGGTATCGAAAGCACACCACCGTCCATAAGAACGTGTGAAGTAGCTTTCGCATTTTTAAATTTGTTCTTAGAGCACCAGCTCTTGAACATACTTACTTCTATTTGGAATTATTCTTTTAATCGTCTTGATAGCTATCATATAAAATAGATCGCATACAAGAAACGTCTGTGTGTTCTTTAATATCGGTGCTAAGATTCTTTTTAATAACAAGAAGTTCGTAGACTGTCTTAGTTTTGACACTCTCGATATACTGTTCCGCCCTGCGATCACTGTATGCTTTGTTATCAATAAGAAGATCTTTGATCTGCTTTAAAATGTAAGTCTTTGACTTCATTCCTATTTTATACTAAAGGTTTTTCTATTTAACGAAGTTACACACGAATAGAACTGAGGATTCTGAATCACGTTTCGTATGATAAGATCCCATCGTTTGCGAGCATTGAACTCTTCTAAAGTATCAAAGCTCATAAAATCATTCTCATCGTATGTCTTCTTTATTGGTTCTTTATTAATCTTTTTTAAATTAGTCTTCGCCTTCTCATCATTAAACTTCTTAATCATATTGACCTGATCAGTACGTTTAAAGTTAACGAAAAAGACGTAAACGTTGTATACTAATTCTATTGTCGGACTTTCCTTGTGAATAAAGTTGAACTCTGTGTATTCACCTTTCTTCAAAGAAACAACTCCCCTTGTCTCCTCCTCTAACTCTCTAAGAGCACATCTCAAAGGATTGTAAATTTCTCTACGCCTGCATCCCCCTGTGACAAATATCCAATCCTTAAATCTACGATCCCTCACGGTCAGAAACCGTGGGCGATCGCCTTCAAATGTTACTGGAATAGCTATCGCTTTGTATTTCTTCATTGCTCATTTAGCAAGTTATAATATGCGGATATGTTTATTCCTCCTTTTTCTCCTCAGTTACGGGAATCTTAGTAACGGTTTGGGGTTTAGCTTCATCCTCCACAGGCTCAATGGTGAGACCCTTCATCAGGTTAACAGAGAAGGTCTTCACGGCGTGAACATCCTCCTTGGTCTTTCGCATATCATTGAACATGTAAGCAACGACAGCAATACAAACAATAACACCCGCGATAAGCATAGTTTCGCGATCAAAAGATAACATCCTATGTGTAATAGACGTTGATTTCTTTTAAGCCGAAATTATTGCACCCATCTTAGTCTTTCCCTTCTGAGTACACGCATCATCTCCCCCAATAAATTGAAGACGCTGATACCTCTCAGCTTCACACTGCTCCTGCCTGGGCTGGACTTCGACAATCTTTTCAAGTGTCCTGGATTTGGGATTGTATGTCAATACGAAAACTGCTCCTAGTAAAAAGACAATCAACCAGAAGTTCATTTTACTAGTAGTAAAGATTATGTTATAGTGATGGGTAAATTTAGTTACTGTATAATAAGCCACCCATACCATTTTCAACCCTTAAAATGTTGAAATTGACGGCATAAATAGTATCCTTGAAGTTGCTTGACTCACTGACAATGCGGGCGGAATCAAGTCGGCTAAAGTTAAGCGAACCTGTGGGCTGAAGCCTGGAAGTGTCAAGGCAGAAGGGGAACGCGTAAAGCTGGGGATCAGTCTTAGCGTTGGGGGCATGGTAGTAAGAAGCGGCGGTGGTGTAGTGAGGATCAATGAACTTGTAGTCAGTGACATCAGTGCCGTTAATCTGAAGCTTCACGCGGTTGGTGGCAGTGTTAACACTGTCAGTAGCAACGTTGCTCGCGGCAAGGAACTTGACTGGATGGTTGTAGTTCAACTCCTGAGTGCGACCCATAGAGGGAAGAGACTTCTGAACCTGGGTAATAAGAATAGCCCTGGGCTCACTGGCGATGAGCTGACGCTCATCGGTGTCAAGGTAGATGAAGTTCGCGTGGCACTCGACACGGCGAGTAGCACTGTTCACGGCGGCGTTAGTCGCCCATCGAATGCGAAGCTCAACGTCATGGAATTGTAATGCAACGATAGGAAGGGCAGACTGCCAGTTCTCACAGAAGCTGAAACGTAAGGGGTAGAACTTGGAGGCAGTGGAGCCATCATAAAGTTCACCCACGGGGGACTTGGAAATACCAGTGGCTAAAAGGTTAGGAGCAATCTTGTTAGTGAAGAAAACATCCTGATCATCAATAATTTGACCACCCACTAAGAGCTCTACCTTATCAATTATGGTCGACCAGTCAAGAGCCTCACAAGCGTTGGTAGAGTTGTTGATAGAAGTGAAATAGGTGTATCCGAGGAGATCACCCTTACGCTCGAAGCGGATGGTAGACATACCACCGCTAGACAAAGCACCCTGGATAACCTGACGCTCCACGGTTTGGGAAAAGTTAGTATGGCGACGATAGGTAGACCTAAAAAAGCTAACCTCGGGGTCACCAACGAGGTGGGCATCCTGGGCCCCCACGGCAACAAGTTGGGCAATACCACCAGACATTTTGTTTATATTATAGTAAGAGTTTATTTTTTAAAATGGAAAAAGTCCGAAGGCTTTTATTTGATACGGGACGTCGATTGGAACGGCAAACCTTAGAAACTCTGATACAGTTTGTAAAGTTTGTAAAGAAGCAAGTGCGAAGCAATTGGAGATGAGACCTACGATGTCGGCAAAGTACACACCACCTGCACAGCCTTATAGTCACCGACATCCCGGACCTCGCGGGTCACAACACGTGTGTGAGGGGTATAGAACGATTGGAGATTGGACGTGACAGGCTCGACCACCGTGACCGTATACTCCGCGCGTTGTTCGGGAGTGAGTGCGGCGTATTGTTGGACGCGAATAGAGGTGTTAGACAATTCATGGAAAAATGAAGTATACCCAGGAGTCACGACGAGATTGGAATTGAGGACTTCGTAGGCACTCGCCGTGATGTTGGAATATTCAACGACATTTGAAGCGGGACTCTCGATAACCTTCGTATAGTTCGTGTGTACGTTGGCATCATACAGACCTGAAGCGATGTTGGAATACTTTAAAACTGGCGTGTACCCTTCTATCTCGACGGGGGACGTGTTACTCTTCATGATAGCAGTGTATCCTTCTCGAACGTCCGCTTCCAGATTGGAATACGCCCCGATCTCTACATTCGTGTAGACGTTGACACCATCATAAATGACAACGTTAGAATAGTGGGACACGACGTTCCCTTCATAGTGCGAAATAGTATTGGAAGTCCAATAGCTCACTTCATCCTTCTGGGTCACAGAAACGATATTGGAGTAGTAGGTCTCGGTCGTGGACTCTGAAAAGTCACACGGGTCCTTGACGGTCACGACAGCGGGTTCACCTTTCGTGAAGTACCCGGCTGTGTTCGACAAAACGAGACCGTCCCCCAGCTGGAGAGACCCGTTTTCGTTGGTGACCCAAAGCTTCATGGACCCACCTTCGAGGGGAGTCACGAGGGTTGGAAGGTCACG